GAACAGTTCATTTTCGCAGCTAAGATTGGGGATGATCAAACGCTGTCTAGATTAGCTGATTCTGTACGCCAAATTTTCGAAAATATAAGTAGTGAAAATAAATGGAAATTTTTAATTAACGAATACAAATCAAAAATATCAGAAGGTATGATAGACCAAATTCCGAAGAAATTTATATTCTTCAATAAAATAGAAGATTTACTTATTGAATATGATCCAGAATCAGTATGGCTGGAACCATGGAACTTAAAAACTATAGGAACCAATAGATCTAAACTAGATTATGATTTTAAAAATATGAGCAAAATAAATGGTTATGTAAAAGCATGGAATAGTATAAACTTATTTTATTTCATGTTCGGAAATAGAATGTTAGAATCATATGTCACTCAGTTATTCATAAAATATTTGTCATTATTTTCTGCAGAACCATTTATTGAACAAAGTGATGGTAATATTCTATTAGATAGATTATGTTATGATGCATCAGTTACACTGAGAGTGAAACTGTACATTAGATGTATATGGGAAGAAATGACTGATAAAATAGACCCACATTACAGTTTCGAAATATTCACCTTTTTATTTAAGAATCCACAGAAAAATACTTTATTAATGAAAGATATGAAAGGACCTTTGTTATCATGTGCATTTACTAAATCCAGTTCAGGAACAATTGTATCTTGGGTTGATTTAACTTTAACTTCATTTGTATGTAAGGATGCTCCAAATATAAATTATGATGTTAATACCTATTCTAGATTGAGAAAGACAGTGGATGAAAAATTAAATGAGATGTCAGATGCAGGATTACCCTTACTTGCAAAGAGATACAGATCTATGATATTTGAAGAAATTAATTATAAAAATATATCTGATTTTTCAACTCTATGGTTTGTAGAGGCATTTTCAGGTATTTTTAGATCTAGCTATGGAAAAACAGCAATAAAACAAATAACCGAAGCTAAGTCAAAAGGATTTTATAGACCAAATAATTTACTAAAACCTGAATATTACAAATTATGGTATGAAGCTTTGAGTAATTATATTATTGACATACCTGAAAGAGAAGAAGAATTTGTGCTTGAATGCATGTCAGATTTAACTACAAGATCAAGTGGTTTAAATGACTATATTATAGTTGACGGTCAGGAAATTCCAAATGAAGACGTTCATACAGTAAAAGTTAATGTTGGTATTGACACAGTTCATAATATATCTTGGAAATTTTCAGATAAAACAATGGCGTTTAGATATGCCTTAAAAGATCCTAATAAATTATTTTCTAAAGAGAAATTATTAAGAAGCCTGACTTACGATGATCCAGGTAAATTATTTGCACGATATGTTCCAGCTAGATCCGTAAGAATGGTATATGGTGTATCTTTATATAGATTTTTAACCGAAAGATTTACTCGTAGTTTGGTTGATTTTATCGCCAAGAAAAGATATCCTACAATTGGCATGAATTGTAAAGCTATATCTACTTTAGCCATTGACACTGGTAGGTACATGACTGAATTTGGACCATATTTATATGCCACTGGAAATCCGCAAGAAGGGAATCTTTTATTATTGGCTGATTTCGGAAACTTTGATCAATCTCAGGCTGCCG